GCCGCGGCCGGTGCGACGCCGGCACCGTCGACCTCCTCCGCTGACACCTGCCCGAACCCGACAAGGTCGCTGATCGCGCGGTTCGTGGCGCGGGTGACGGCGGTCGCGGGAATGTCGTGCTCGGCTTTCGCGCGTTTGTTCTCACCCGCGAATGACGGTTCGTTGATCGAGCAGCCGCCGAGTCCCTCCCAGGTTCGCGCGCCTTGGGAGACGGCGACTTTTGCCTGCGCGCGGATCGGGTCGCCGCGGTCGTCGCGGGTGATGTCAAGCTCGAGAATCCGGCAGTTCAGGCTGTAGCCGGTCGCGATCTTCCGCCAGCCGGACCGTTTCACGAACCGGCGGTCGGCGGTGAGGCGCTGCCAGTCGTCGTCGGTCAGCATCGCGGCGGTCAGTTCCTGGAATTGCGCCATCGCGGCGCGCGCCTGGTCGGGGTGCATCGGCAGCAGGGGTTCTACGGTGATCAGTTCTGTGTTTGTGGTCATGCGGCGAAGAGGTCGTCGAGGGTTTCGGTGGGTTGCGGCCCCGCCGGGACCGGGCCAAGGAATGCCGGCGGGGCCGCGTCTGCCACCGCGGGCAGCTGCACAGACGGTTTGACGGTGATCGAGGCGCGCGTTTCGCGCCAGGTGAAGCAGTGCTCGACGAGCTCGCGTGCTTGGCCGTCGAGGCGGTTCAGCAGGTTCAGTGCTTGTTGCCCGGCGACTTTGGGTTCGCGGACGATGATGTCGGCCATGTCGCCGGCGGGGACGACGCCGTCCGCGGCGAGCATTTTCATTGCGTGCTCGAGCTCGTCCGGGTCCCAGTCTCGGGCCCGGTTGACGGTCAGTTGAATTTCCCAGTCGCCGAACACCGCAAGCCGGGTTTGGCGATCTTTCAGCCGAGCCCGCAGTTCGCGCTCGAGTGCGTCGTTCCACTGTTTGAGCTCGGCCTGGTGTTGGTGGACGGCCGCCAAGGCTTCCGCGAGGGCGGCGGGTGGTTGCTGGTCGAGGTGTTCGAGGACCTCGCCGGTGCTCGGGTTGACGGCGGCGAGGTCGGTGCTCATACGGGCTCGTCCTCGAACGGGGTGCCGTTCGGCTGCCATTGCAGCTCGACACCGGCGAGCCATGATTCGAGCGCGTCGTGGCCGTGCACGTCGATCCGGTGGCGGCGGCGGGCGCGGCGGTGGTCGATCACGCCGAGTTGAATCACGGCGCCGAGGATCACACCGACGGTCAGGCAGGAGAATCCGACGGCGAGGACGGCAATCGTGAAGTCTTCCCACGAGATCATCAGATCTCGCTGTCGCAGGGGTGGGGGGTGTGTAGCCAGTCGAGCGTGACGCCGAGCAGCTCGGCGGCCTGGATCAGCCGAACGCGGTTGAGCGACCGGCGGCCGTTTTCGTATTCGCTCATGTGGTTCGCCGCGACCTGTAGGTGTTCGGCGAGCTGACGTTGGGTGATCGGCGGCCGGCGGTTCTGCCGGGCGCGTTTGAGGTTCGCGCCGATGATCAGGTCGAGCGATTCGGTCACGGTTCCCACGGCCGGGGACACTCCCACCGCGGGGGGACCTTCACAATTCCCCAAATCTGGGACGGTTCCCACAATGTGGGAACGTTGGGCCGCTATTTGCGGAGAGTTCCACGGTTGCAGCGTCGTGACGTAACACTTCGCGATATCGGTTCCGATGGCGGCTGTTGCGGCGCCGGTCGCGAACAGGTCCAGACGCCGGCCGCGGGCGGTGCGGAGGTGCACGACGGTCTGCATGAACCCCTGGCGGCGGAGCTGGCGTTCGTTGCGGCGCCGCAACCTGGGGATCCACGGCGGGAGCACGACGTCGGCAGGCCGGCCGATCGCGTCCTCAGCGCCGCGGTGCATCAGTCGCTCGAGCGGTTCGTTCCAGCCCTGGACGATGAACAGCCCGTTCTGAAAGTACGTCACGAGCGCTGGGTCGCTGAGTCCTTGCACCAGTTCGTGCATAGGGGAAGTCCTCCCTGCCGTGGGCCCTTTTTTGGTGGGCCTGGCAAGGTTGGTGGCTCCCGCTAAAACCTTACGCTCGACCCTGCGCAACAACCCGTTTTTACGGGGCGTTTATCGCGTGAGAGAACTCTAATGTTCGAAAGTGTCCGGCGTCAAGATGGTATGGACAAGTCATCCCCTGACACGCAATGTAGGGACGGTGTCCGGGGATGATTATCGTCGGCGGATCGGCCGGCGGATCCGCGAAGCACGGCTCGCGAAGGAATGGTCGCAAACGCAGCTCGCGCAACGCCTCGGGGTTGCGGACAAGCAGGTCTCGAGGTGGGAGAACGGCCAGATGCCGTACCCCCAAACATTGGAGCGGATCGCCGCGGAGCTCGGTGTCACCGCCGAATGGTTCCTCCGCGACGACGGCTAGCGGCCGGCGAACACCCGCTGTTTCGCGATCCTGGTCGCGGCCTCACACTCGGGGCCGAACATGCTGATCGAGATCGGGGTGCCGTTGACGTATTCGCGGACGAGCCGCCGTTCGGCCTGTTTGGTCGGCGCGAGCGCGAGCACGCACACCGCGCCGGCGGTTTCGACGACCAGCGCCCCGAGCTGGTGGTTGGTCGCTCGCAGGTCGCCCTCCTGATGATCGAGGCGGTGGACCTCGTGGAACAGGATCGCGGCGATCACGATCGCGCCGAGCGCCATGATCGCGAACGCCGCAACCGTCCAGTGATACGCACGCCGGGTCACTTCACCTCGGCGCCGGCGCGGGCCAGTGCTTCACCGCCGAGCATCGCGGCAGCGGCACCGATCCACGCGGGGTTTCCGGGCGGCAGCAGCGCGTAAACGAGGCTGCCGATCGCGGCGATCACCAGCAGCAGCGCCCGGGTGTGATCGGTCACGCCGCCGGCGGTTTCGCGGTCGGGGTGACGAGCTGGCGAATCCCGAGCGCGGCAACCAGCGGCGCGGGGATCGCGGCGATCGTCGCGGCGTCCCACGGCGCGCCGGTCGTGATCTTCAGAACCGCGATTGCGATTGCCGTCAGCAGTCCAATGAACACCGCCGGTTCCCGCCAGACGCGTTGGGCGATGACAGCCATTATGGTGCCGGTGCGAACGGTGAGAACGCCGCGATCTGCTTCCCCGGCTGCCCGCCCTGCCACGCGGTCGATCCTGACGGCTGCCAGGTGTACGCCACGTCACCGTTGTCGTAGGTGATGAACACTTGCAGCGCGCCGCCGGCGCCGCGCTCCGCGGCGATCCCGCGGATCGATCCGCCGTCGCGGGCGTCGGCGAACTTCTGAAGGCCGGCGACCTGCTTACCTGCCTTGCCGCCGTTCCAACCGCCGTCCTTCGGCTGAAAGGTGTAGAAGACGGTGTGGCGGTTCTTGCCAACAACGAACGTATGGATGGTGCCGTTGTTGGCAACGGCGGACGCGATCATTTCGGTTACCTCCGGTTTGTCGGGTGCTGGTGACGGTGCCGGGGTGCCGCCGCCGCGGGCCATGTCGAGCACCCGGTCGATCGGGAAGCTGGATCCGCAATCCCAGTGACCGCCTCCCCACGAGCCGAGATCGGCGTGCTGGCAGACGCCGTGACCGCCGCCCTGCGCCTGTTCAGAGTTGAGACGAGTGATCGGGATTCCGTAGTGTGCGGCCTCCTCGGCGATCCATGCGGCGGTGTTCTGCAGCATGTTCGGGTGCTGGTCCCATTCCGCGGCGGTCCAGCTCGCGAATCCGCACAGTTCGATTTGGACGGCAACAGGATTCGCGTTTGACGCGGTCCATGCTTTGTTATCGCGGTGAACGTATTCCCCGACGGTGTTCGGGGTGTCGTCCGCGCCGGTGTGCGAGCTGACCTGGTTCGCGCTGTTCGCGAACCACGACCCGAGGGATTGGATCGTGCGGGCGCCTTCGGCGGTGTGCAACACGATCAGCCGGACGCCGGCGCCACCCCGCGAGCTGTAGCTCGGGGACGGGATCCAGACGCGTTTGAGTGCCATCAGTCGGCGTCCTCGTCGGTGAACGGCCGGCCGCGGCGGCGTTCAACCTCGATCCGGCGAGGGTCGACCGGGTCGAGGTGCCGCGCGTCGTCGTCGTTCTCCAATGGCTGGTCGTGCGGGTCGGACGGTTCGGTGTCGGGTTCGGGTGCGGCGGGCGGGTCGATCGGTTCGGTCGGCTCAGGTGTGGTTGTCATGTCGTTTCCTTATTGGCCGAATGCTTGGATGGTGGCGTACAACGGCCGGTACGCCCCCGGGCCGCCGGCGGCGGCGAACACGGTGCCGGGGGTCCCGAGTACGTACATCCGGGCGTTGACGGTGTGCACGCCGGCGGCGGGTGTGATTACGGTCGACGCGAATAGCGGCGTGTTGACGCTCGCGGTCGCGAAGTAGTGCGCGGCGATCTGCCCGGCGTCAGCGCCGTCGAGGACGAGGTTCAGGAAGTTGCTTCCGGTCGCGGTGCCGTTCGTCCACGCGGCGGCGGCGATCGTGAACAGGTACTGGCCGGCGGTGACGGCGGTGAACGACAGGTTCGCGGACAGCAGGTTCGCGCCGGCCGCGAAGCTGGTGCCGCTCGTGACGGTGTTCGACGCCCACGTCCCGAACGCGAGAATCCCGCCCATTTTGTCGAGCCTGTCCGCCAGGGCTTTGACATCGCGCGGGACGTCGGCGGTGTCGGTCAGCTCCGGGTACGGGAGGATCAGTGTCGGGGTGTTTCCCATTCGGCGGGCTCCTATCCGGATCGAATCTGCGCGTAGGTTGGGTTCAGCGGGACCGCACGTGCGAACGCCGTACCGGGCCATGCCCCGCCGGTTTTGGGGCCCCACAGCCGGCCGGTGGCGGTGTCGAGGTAGATCGACCCGTCGACGCCGGTGCCGGCGGTCGGGTTGCCGGTGCCGGACACGAACGTTGACGCGCCGGACGGTCCGGCCGGCCCGGTCGCGCCGGTGTCGCCCTTCGGGCCCTGCGGACCGGTTGCGCCGGTCGCGCCCGTTGGTCCTGTAGGTCCCGTCGGGCCGGGATCCCCCTGCGGTCCGGCGGGACCGGCCGGACCGGCCGGCCCTGGGGGGCCCTGCGCGCCGCCCGAGCCGGGGGTTGCGGACACGGCCCCGAGGCACAGAATGAAGTCTTTGGTGGTGAGCAGGTACGCGGGGTCGCCGGTGGTCGCGGTCGCGGCCTGTAGCTTGGGAACGCGGGTTGTTTCGCCGCGGAGGATCACGTTGCAGTAGGCGTTGGACGGGTCGGCCGCCCCGAATTCCGCGACGGTCAGCTGCACGGCGGGCGGGTTGTTCAGCGCGTCGCGAAGCACCGCGGTCAGCGATCGGGTGGCGGGGACGGTGCTCATGCGGCGAGCTCCCGCCATGCCTGGCGGCCGTAGAACAGCCGATCGTCCTTGACCACCGACGCGGTCGGGGTGATGTGCATGCGGGTAATGATCTCCTGCGCGTCGGTCCCGAGATCGGTCGTGACGGCGTCGATCAGGTGCTGTTCGACCCGGCCGTCGGGAAAGTCGATTTCGATCGTGTCGCCGGCCTCGAGCGTCGGGTTCGGCGCGATCGTGAGGGTCGTTGACTGGGTCTGTTTCAGTCGCAGGTTCAGCAGCGACTGGGCGGTCGCGGCGGCCTGGTCGACCGTTTGGACGGTCGTGGAGTCGGCCAGCAGCGCGACTTTTCCGAACGGCCCGCCCCACCTGATCGGGCTGGTCGGGTCGTCGAATGTCGCGAGCGCGCTGATTGGGGGTTGTTCGGCGTCGGGCTGTCCGGAGACGAGCACCCCGTTGTAGATCCCGGTGCGGTCGAGATTTTCCTGGGCGTTGACCATCACCCCCCGCGCGCCGGCGTCAACGGTCCAGACGACCGGTTCGTTATCGCCGGGCGCCCGGTCGAACACGTAGTCGCCGTTGAAATCGAAGTAGTCCTCGGCGCCGACGGAGGATGTGAGGTCGGTCAGCGCGTCGGTGCGTTGCCCGGAGTAGTGGGCGTCCTGGATCACGTCGGCCGGCTGGTAGGGGGTGTGATAGTCGATCGTGTCGCCGAACACCTGTTGCACGATCTGAACCGCGGCCTGGGAGTGTGTCAGGCCGGTCGCGTCGAACGGGGCGGTGAACGGTTCGTCTCGCAGCTGCGATTGGCGGTCGGCAAGTTCGAGGCTCGCGGACGCGTCGAGGGTGTCCCATGAGACGGATTCGACGCGCAGCCGGCCGAGCTGGATCAGTTCGGTGGTGCCGTCGGCGTACCGGATTCCGCGGGACACGATCGCGTATCCGCCGAGTGACAGTGTGCGAATGTCGATCCCGAGATCCTGCCCGGCCTGCAACGACCAGGGGATTTGGATCGTCCCCGCCCGCCGGTTCTGAGCGGTTCGGTCGATCCTGATGTTCCCGGCCTGGACCGGCACGTCGTGCTGGGTGCCGTCGGGAAAGATCAGCTGGCACGCGGCCGCGATCACGTGCGATTGGCGGACCAGCGCCAGGAACTGGGGGGATGCCGGTCTCATACGTCGTTGGGTGGCCAGGGAACGACGTCGGATGGTTCAGGCCCGCCCCAGCCGTACAGCACGGCGTCGTAGCTCACGCGCTGGTCCCGCAAAGCCTGGTAGGTGGCGAACGTGTCGTACACGTCCTGGTACATGACGCCGCCGATCGGGGCGTACAGCTCAGGGTCGGGCCGTTCGACCTGCCGGGCGGTGATCACGAACCGCCGGTCGGGAACGGTGCCCTGGGTCACGATCCTTTGTTCTTTGAACTCCAGAACAGCCAGATACATGTTCCCGACACCGAGCTCCGGCGGGGTGCGCAGCAGCACCGGGACGCCGTTTCCGAGTGCGTCGCGCGCGCGTTCACGGTCGTCGTCGGTGACGGTCAGGACGGACGCCTCGAGCGCCGGGGTGTGCGCGACGTCGGAGGTGACGATCGGGGTGCGGCGGGTGATCACCTCGTGGACGGATGCGGGGACCTGGTAGTCGAGCTCGGGAATCTGCTCAATCGTGACCCGGAGCGTGTTGTTGACCCTGGCGAGGTCGTTCAGCCACGTGTCCGAACATCCGTTCGACGCGATTGTGAGGGTGATGGTTTGGGTGTCGATTTGGGCGCCGGTGCTGTCGAAGCATGCGACGCTGTAGGTCAGGGGAACGCCGATCGGCGGTTCCCAGTCGCGGGCGATGATCTGCACGCTCGGGGTCACTTGGGCGTTTGACCAGCTGCGAACGGCCGCCGGCACGTCCGACGGGCCGGTGCGGCTGAACGTGAGGGTTGCGGCGGCGGCCGGCGTGTCGTAGTTCAGCCTGACGTTCTGGAACGCGGGCTCGACGACCGCCGTGAACATCAGCTCGCCCCGGCCAGCAGCGTCCGGGCAATGCCGGTATTGGTATTCACGATCTGGGTGCGGACCAGGTCGGTCAGCTCGGTCTGACCGATGTAGACGTGCACCTCGACGGCCTGCTGGCCCATGATCTCCCGCAGGAGGTTCTCGGGGGTCACGATCTCGCGGCCGGCCTCGCCGATCATCGCGAGGGTCGGCTGGTCGACTACGCCGCCCTGGGCGAGCAGCGGCACGTTCGGAAACCCGATCGTGAACCCGCCAATCGACCCGCCGCCGATCTTGTGCCCGAAGATCTTGACCGACGGCAGGTTGATCGACGGGACATGCAACTGAATCGAGTTCCAGGCGGACAGGACCGCGTTAATCGGCGCTTTGATCGCGTTCGCGATCGCGCTCGCGGCGTTCCCGACACGCTGCACGATCCCCCAGACGAAATTGACGGCGGCGTTCAAAGCGTCTTTGACGCCGCTGACGGCGTCCCAGGCGCCGGCGGTGATCGCATGAAATACCGCTTTGGCGCCGGCGAGCGCGCGGCTGAGTGCGCCGTTCACGAACCCCCACAGCCACCCGGCTAGCGCGTTGAGCGCGTTGCGGACGGCGTCGAACGCGTCCCACGCCCCTTTGGAGATCGCGTCGAACAGATCCCGGGCGGCCGACAATGCGTTGCCGAGGATCCCGTGGACGATCATCCACAACCAGTCGGCCATCGCGTTCAGCGCGTTCTTGACACCGTCGAGCGCATCCCACGCCCCTTTCGTGACGGCGCTGAACAGGTCCCTCGCGGCGTTCAGCGCGTTACCGAGGGTGCCGTGCACGAGGTTCCAGACGAATGTCGCGAGGCCGTTGAGCGCGTCGCGGACGTCGCCGATCACGTCGGCCACTTTGTTGCGGATCGCGTCGAACGCGGCGTTGGTCGCGTTTTTGATCGTGTCCCAGTGTTTGATGATCATCGCGATCGCGAGACCGATCGGGCCGGTCAGGATCCCGACCAGCAGCGGCCAGTTCGATTTGAGCCAGTTGAACACCGCCTGCCCGGCGTTCTTGATCGTGTCGAACCCGGATTTGAGAGCGCCGGTGACCTTGTCCCAGTTCTTTGCCAAGAGGACGGCGATTGCGATCAGCGCGGCGACGGCGGCGGTGATCCCGATGATCCAAACGGTGATCGGCGATCCGATCGCCGCCGTCACCGCCAACGCGGCGTTGAGGACGACCATCGCGGCGGCGATCGCGAGGATCCCGATCGTCATCGCCTTCGCGAGACCGGGGTTGTCAACAAAGAATTTGGTGATCGCGGACAGCGCCGGGACGAGCACCGACACGAGCTGGCCGGCGAGGTTGTTGAACGACTCTTTAAGGATGTTCAGCTGGCCGGGCAAGGTTTTCCCGGCCGCGACCGCACTCCCGCCGAACTCCTTGTTGAGCTCCCCGAGAATGATCTTCTGCGCCTCGAGCGTGTGCCCAGAGTCGACCAAAGCTTTGATCTGGTCCTTTTGGGCGGCGGTAAACGTCACCCCGACGCGCTGCAAAGCGGAGACGCCGCGGATCGGATCGTTCAAAGCCTTCCCCAATTGGATCGCGGACGTCGAGGTGTCCTGCCCCAGCGCCACCGACATGTCAAGCATGGTTCTGGTGGCGCGGGTGAAGATGTCGTTGCCCTTCCCCGCCTGGTTCTGGACGTTCCGGAACGTCAGCAGCAGGTTCTCGCCGGACTGGATCGTCTCGTCATCGATCCCGGTTTTGCGCATCAGCGCCCCGGCGAGGTTCTCAACCTGCTTGGCGGTGACGCCGGCGGCGCCGCCGGTTGATTTGATCACCGCCGCGGTTTGCGCCGCGACCTTCGCGGACTGTTCCATCTCATCGATCCCGACCTTCAACGTCCCGGCCAGCGCGGCGAGCCCGGCGGCACCCGCGGCGATCACACCCGCCTTCGCCAAACCCTTGACTTTGGACCCGAACCCGGTCGCGCCGTCGCCGGCGCTGCTGAATCCTTTGGTCAGCTTTTCGGTGTTCGCGATGAAGTCAACGACTACCTGCGGGTTCGCCACGGGTCACCTACCTCTTGCGGCGGGCTTTGCGGGCTTCGCGCTCGACAGCGCGTTCGTGCGCCTGCAGGTAGTCCCAGAACGCGGCGAGCTCCGCCGCGTCCATCGCATCAACGTCCCGTGGGGTCATCCGGTAGAAGCGACAGAGGACGGCAAGATTGCGCCCGGCGGCGCGGTCGTAGGGTCCAGCTCGCCGGTGTTCGTGATCGAGATCAGAACGTCGTCCATGTCCGCCAGGGCGATGTCGTGCCCGTCCCGCCGGGTTTTCAGCCAGGCGGCGACGGTGAACCGGTCATCGGACGTTTCGTCGGCCATGATCTGGCTGTAGGACCGGCCGGTCTGCTCGCGGATCAGCCGCAGCTCCCGCGGGGTGAACCGCATGTTCAGATCGCGGACGTCCAGCTCGATTTCGACGAGCTCGGCGGCGGTCAAAGTGCCGTTGGTTTCGGCCATAGCATGCTCCTGATTTCGTGTTCTGCCGCGGCCTCGCCGGCACGTTTCAGCAGGTCGCGCGCCTCGAGCGCGGTCGGGTAGAGATACCGGCCCTCCGCGACGTACGGGCGGCCTGGGGGCCATCCGCCGTAGTCGACCGGCCCGGCGTAGATCAGGTCGTACCCGACCGTCGCGCCGTGGTCCGCATGGTCGCCCGACAGGCTCGCGGCGAGACGGCCGGTGCGGCGTGGCACCCTCGAGCGGACCATCGTGGCGGTCTGATCCGCGACGGACTTGAACGCCGTGTCGGCACGGTCGTCGATGTTCTGAGCGAGCCGCCGGGCGCCGCGCTGAAACTCGCGGACGCCGTGCACCTCGACGTCGACCGTCCGGTTCGCCATCGGATCACGGGCCGGGGGTGACCGACTTTGTCGGCGTGCCCTCGACGGACCACTCGAGGTCAATCGTTGACGCGTCGCCGGCGTCACCGTTGATCGGCGAGTACGGCTTCGGGATCACGGTCCCGGACCACATCGGGTTAGTGTCCGACACGGCCTGGTCTCGGTACCCGATCACCTGGAACACGGTTGAGGAGAGCTCGACCGCGGCGGATAGCACATCCTCGGTCGCCTGCGGGTCAAAGCTCTGGTAGAGCGTCGCGACGAGCGACCATTTGACGGTGCCCGGGTAGTCGCGAGACCCGCACATCGTGTCCAAGGTGGTGACGCTGACGTCGGGTGACAGCTCGATGTGATTGACCATGCACGCGAGCTCCACGAGCCCGGTTTCGGTGCCGTCGGTTGAGATCTTCAGTCCGGCATTCGTGAGGATCAGCGGGGTTGGTTCGGTGGTGACGGACAAAACTGGTTCCGCCGGGGGTGGGGTGACGTCAGGTTCAGGCTCGGGGGTGGGGTCGGTGGTGCTCATACGCTGGTCGGGATCGCGTAGTTGATCCGGGTTCCGAGGTACGAAATGCCGGCGATGTCGAACACCCGCGGGCCGGTCACAGCCCCCGGCGGCCACGGGTAGGAGGTGTCGGCCCGGAATTTTGCGAGGGCGCCGGCGACGAGCTGCTCGAGCGTTTCGATCCCGGGGCCCGGTTCGATCCTGGATGCGACACACAGCACCTGCAAATTGGCGGTCCAGATGCACGGTCCCATCACGGGCCCGCCGAACCCGACCTCCATCCAGGGATCGGACCAGACGAGCATGTACGCGGGCGGGGTCAGCATGTCGACGACGTCGACGATCACCGGCGGGTCGTAATCGGTCTCGGGTTCCAGGACGGCGGCGGCGGCCTGGCGAACGTCGGTTAGTTGGAGTGTCGGCATTTTCAGCCGACACCCCACTGTTCGCGGAGCGGTGTCAGGTTCAAAGCGTGGCGGGCGAACGTGTTCTTCGGGGCCTGCAAAGCGCCGGTGTCCGCAAATCCGACGACTCCGAACGTGGCGTCGGCGGCCTTCCACCATTCGACTGCGCGAGCAAGGTTGACCTGCCCGGCGAGCGGATCCGCCGGGTCCACCGCCGGCGAATCCGCTTTCAGGTCGATGTGATGATCGATCTCCACGGCGGCAGCGTCAATGCACGCCTGCAAACCCGGCGTGTTCTCCGGTGTCACCCGAATCTTGAGCTTTGCCGCGAGCTCGTCGACCGTCGTGTACGCCATCTCGTCTAGGCGGCCTTCGACCGTTTCGCCCGCGGTTTGGCCTGCTCACCGCTATCGCCGTTGTCGTCGTCCGGTTCGTCCGACGGCGGTGCCGGGGCCGGCTCCGGGTCGGTGCCGCCGCCGGTTCCCTCATCCCACGGCGCGGATCCGTCCGGGCGGACTACCTGCTGGTTCGGCGCGTCGAACTGATCGGTCATGTTCCGAGCACCTTCACGATCCCCGCCGGTTCGATCACGATCTCCGAGAAATAGCCGGCGTACGCGACCTGAACCCCGAGGACGGACGGTTCGACAACCTGCAAAGAGCCGATCCGGTCCTCATACACCTCCGCCGCCGCGGACGACAGCACCAGCATCGTCTTCGCCGGCATCCCCGAGCTTACGAGCACCTGGATCCCGGACACCGACCCGGCCTGACCGGCGGCCGCGCCGGCAGCGCTGAACCCCGTGCCCTGCGCGTTCGTGGGATTGACCGGCGCGAACCCGGGGCCGATCGCGCCGAGCATGTCCGGCGAGCAGACCGCGAACACCCGGCCGGCGCCGAGCACCCCGCCGTACACCAGTCCGGCAGCACCCCAGAACGCCGCGGCGACCTCTTCCGCGGTCGGGGTTGCCGGGAGCGTCGCGCCGGCTGTCGCGGCCGCGACAAAGTCGGTGCACGCCTCCGCCTCGGTCTGCACGGCGTACTGCGACGCGAGGTCGTTGATGACAATGTCCATCACCTGCGGCTGTGACCAGTCAACGTTCTGCCTCGAGACGTTCACATATCCTCCGAACGTCTTCGCGCTGACCGGGATGCTGCCGATCACCATCTGCCGCGACGCCAGCTCCGTTTTCTCACCGGTCTGCTGCCCCACCTGCGTGTGCTGGGTCACCCTCGGCCGGGACCAGTTCCCGGCCGGCAGCTGCCGCGGTCCGAGCGCGGCAACGAGCGGGCGGGCGGCGTCGATGAAATTGATCACCGGCCCGAGGATCGGTTCGGGCAGCAACCCCGGGTTCCGGTCGGTTGTCTGGTGCGCCGCGGCGCGGTTGAACGTATCGAGCCGCTGTTTGGCCTGCTGGTCGCCGAGACCGGCTCGCCACATGTCGATCGAGTATTCGCCGGCGGAGCGGTATTGCACCTCCCGCGGCTGCTCGTCGACGCGTTCGCGCATGAAGTCCGCGATCTCGTCGAGCTTGGACTTCGACTCGGTCGCGATCCGCTGCGCCTCTTTGAGCGGTTCGATCAGCTTTCCAAGCTCACCGATCCTGGTCTGGGCGCGGGTGACGAGCTCCATTTCCTGCTCGGTCAAGTCACGGCTGTCTTTTTGGGCGGCCTCGACAATGCCGTCCATGAAGTTCTGCTGGGTGGCAAGGTCGCCGGCGTACCGGGCGAGCATTGCATCGGTTGCACGTGGCAAGGGGGACTCCTCTTGGCAGACGAAACGAACACGGGTTCGCTAGCGATCTGCGCATCCCCCTCGACTGCCGGCCCCGACAAACGGGTCTACGACGGCAGGTAGTTCAGCGCGTCAGTACGGCACTGTACTGCTGCTCGAGGCGCCACGCCAACACGGCGTCGAGGTTCGGGGTCGAGGGCGCTACTGCGACGGTGGCAGGCTCCTCTGTCCGAACGGCAAGCACCTGCGCGTTTTCGTATGCGGCGCGGGATGTCAGCGCGATGTGATCGAGCCAGCATTTGCTGTAGCGGATCCGGCTGCGGGCACGGTCAAGCCACGCGTATTTCGTCGGTTTGAAACCGGCGGACACTTCGAGGCTTCCATCGGCGGCGAGCTCGAGCGCCTCATCTCCGAGCGGCGTCCGGGACACGTAAACCTTCGCTACAAGCCCCTCGGGGCGGCTGGGATAAAACGCCTTGGCGTGTCCCATCGTCAGTTCGCGCTGATGTTCGCGGTTGAGCTTGATCCGGTTCGGCCTGGTCTCGACACCGTCGAACGCGCCGGGCGCGACGCTTTCGCGGACCTGCTGCCCCAGAATCTCAACCTCGATCTCGTCGTCGTAGGGGATCACGATCAGGTCGATCATCCGTTCCGGATAGCTGACATCCAACGTCTCGGCAGCACGATGCAACACCAACCCCGCCAGAAGATCGCCGTTGATCATGCTGCACCCCCTAACGCACTCGTTGTCGTGATCGCGAGAATCTCGTCGAACCGCTCCAGGCGCCGAATCTCGTCCGGTGACAGGACACCCATCGCCTGGTAGATCTGCCAGGTCTGCGCGCGCTGCAACGGGTCGGGTTGCACGTATGAATCGCGGTTCAGTTCGATCTGGGTGCCGGCCGGCAGCAGCCACTCCGACAGGCCGCCCATCACCGCCGAGACTTTCGGTCGCAGCCCGGCGCGCCAGTGATAGTCGAAGATCGCGGACACGTTCGCGTACGTCATCGGATCCCCGCCGGACGGGAGGCCGACCAGGAACGGCGGGACGCCGAGCATCACCGCGATCCGCGACTCGGAGAACTTCTGCAGGTCCGACATCGCCATCTTCTCGGGGTCGAGCTGCGTCGCCTCCCACGTCACCCCGCCGGACAGGACCGCGGGCTCCCCGATGCTGCTCTGCCTCGCCTGAACCCACTGTGCTTTCAGGTCCTCAGCCTGCGCCTTGTTGAGCCCCTCCGGGGTCGTCAGAACACTCGACGGGACGCCGCCGGATCCGACGAGCCCGAACGCGTAGTCCTTCCACATTTGCGCGGCGGCAACGCTCGTCCAGCCGGCGTCGAGCGGTCCGATACCGCGGGCGTTGTCGGTCGAGGACTTGTATCGCAGGTGCAGCATGTCGGCAGTGACGTCCAGCGCGCCGATCGTGTAAACCCGCCGGCCGCTGTCCATCTCGGCGTTCACGTACCAGGGCGGAACGACGTGGAACCGGGCGGGCCACCCGGTCGCATACCGGGCCGTGCACAGGACAAACGCCTCGCCGAGCTGGAAATCCCAGAACAGCTGTTTCGCGAACTCCTCCCACGAGCTGTAGATCAGCGGGTCGGGGTTGATCAGCCACGAGGTGTTCAGCGAATCCGCCGGGTCGACCAGGTACGGCGGCATTGATGCGAGGATCGACGCGTTCAAATCGACGCACGTCCAGGCGGTGTCGGTCAAAACCTGCGCGGACCCGACGGGGATCTGCCACCCGGACGGCCATCCTGCCCACGGCTGCAAAAAGCTGCGTGGCGGTGGTAGCGGCGGCCCGGGCGTGGTGTCGGCCGGTTCGAATACGATCCCGTCCGGGTTCCCGCCGGCGGTGGACGGGATGTCGGCGGGCGGGTTACCCGACGGCTGGATCGCCCGGGTCAGGATTCGCACGCCCGACAGTGTAAACCCGCAAACTGCGGGAATTTGCGCCTTACCGGTCGCGGATGATCAGCCACCGACCCGGACGCGTCACCACGTACAGCCTGCGGTTTCGCAGCCCGCGGGTCCAGGTGCACGTGAACGACCGGAACCGCTGGCCTCGTTGCGGAAAGTGATGGTGGGTGCGGCGTTCATGCCGGCTGTAGAACCCGTTCAGGCAGTAGGCGTGACCGCCGCGGGCGTGTTGGACGTACCGGGCGGCCTGCCGGTCGGTCCGATACGGGCCGGTAGCCGCGAGCGCCGGGACTGCAGCAACCGCCATGACAGCGAGGGTGATAAGGACCGCCAGACATCTCATGACCAGACATATATCGGCAGGATGTAAGAAAACCATTAGTGGATCGCCGGGATCTTCGCGGGGCGGTCCGCCGCCGCCGCCGCCCACACCACCGCCCGGATCAGATGCGTCTGCCCCCGGGCGGCGAGAAACAGCCCGGACGGCGCCTCCCGCACCCGCGCCGCATCGACCGCCGCGTCCAAATCCTCGGTCGTCGCGTCGTGCACCAACCGCCCCGCGCCGGCGAGGTCGCGGAACACCGCGAGCGCTTTCCGCGTGTCAGTGCCGGTCGCCGCCCTCGGGGTCGGCAGCTCCGGCCCGATCCGGTCGATCAGCGAAGCGCCGACGATCAGCTCGCGAATCCCAAGTTCGGCCAAATCGCCAAGATCCGCGATCGCGGAGCTCCAATCAGCGCGTAACCAGCCGTCGACCTCCAGCCGGCCGTCGTCGAGCTCCCGGACCGCCGCGACCGCGGCACCGAGCCCATAATCATCCTCGACGGCGACGAACAGCTCCCCGACACCGGTCACACCCGGTTCCCGCAGCCGGTCCCACACCCCGGCGGGCAGCAGGTCCTCCGTGACGCCGGACGGTGCCGCTTTGCGAAGCGGCCAACGGTTGAGCCACTGAGCTTCAAACGCCCCAAGCGGGTCGGACTCGTCCGGATCGTCAGAATCGCCAGCATGCGCCGCCTGCAAACGCGCCGCGATCGTTCGCTCA